GTGGCCTTTATGGTAGTGAATATGCATAAATATGACCACACAAAAGGTTCAAAAGCATTTAGTTATTTTTCAGTTGTGGCTAAAAACTATTTAATTCTCCATAACAATAACAATTATAAAAAATTAAAATCTCATGATAAAATGGATGCATTGGATAGGCAACATAAAGCGAGTGGGTTTAATGAATCTGACTACATAACTTTAACAGATGAAATCGTTGAATATTTTGATAATAATATGAACACTATATTTAAAAAAGATAGAGATTTAAAAATTGGATACGCTATTATAGATTTAATGAAAGCACGAGAAGATATAGAAAACTTCAATAAAAAAGCAATCTACATTTTAATTAGAGAAATGACTGATGTGGAAACAACACATATAACATCAGTTGTTAATGTTTTAAAAAAACACTACAAAAAACTATTAAATAAATACTATAATAATGGTTCAATTTTATTCAATACCTCAAGTTCATTCTTTTAAATACTAAACCCACTTCATTGTGGGTTTTTTATTTCATACAATTTCTTACAAATTTAATATTTATATATGAATAAGTACATCTAATAGGAGGTGTTATGTCAGACAATAATGAAATATTTGAGGGAAAAACTTTCCAAGATTTAACAAAGGACATCTATGAGAACACTACAAAGCGTAAAGTTCAAATAGATTTGTTAATATCAGAAATACACGGATTCATTACAACCATAGATGATGTGGTTATGGTAGCTCCTATCATAAAAGAATATATGGATACTGCTGTTCGTAATGATGAACATCTGGTTAAATTAGCTGGTGTATTGCAAAGAATTATTTCTAAATCACAAGGTGACTCTGATGAGTCAATGTTATTAAGTGATGAGGAAAAAGAAGAATTAATGGGAACACTTCAAGATACTGTAAATGATTTACAGAAAGAAAGTGATAAACTTGAGGCTACAAAAAACAAAACAATTGATTTGGGGACTAATTAATGGGCTCTTTATTTACAACAAATGAAGATTTAACTGCAAAAGGAAATCTTGGTAAACCTATAAGTGTTCCTTATTATTTACAATTTGTGCCTGGATATTGTGCTGAAGTTGTACATTCAGAACAAAGTTTAAGATATAATGGGCCAAATAGTATAAATACAATTATAGCTCTTCCCCACGCCACTGATAAAGTCTATAAGACAAGAGCTAGTGCTGGTGAAGAATATAGATATTATCCTTTATTAAGAACAATGAATGATGTACCATCTAAAGGAGACCCAGTATTGTTGTGTACTATTGGTAAAATAAAATATTATTTAGGTCCTCTGAATACTGATAATAATAATGCTACTTGGAATGATGACCCATCATTTAGACCTGACCCATTATTTTCATTTGGTGGTTCGGATGATACTTTGGGTAAAGTGTCTCCAAGAGGGATAAGAGGAGAGGGGCCAAATTTTAATAGAGATGTAACTTATGATAGAATGGCTAAAAGAAGAAAAGAAGAATTAGATTATGGTAATGCTATTTTTGAAACAACTGGTGATACATTGATTGAAGGTAGGCATGGAAATAGTTTAAGAATTGGAAGTCGTAGTAATAATCCATATATGTTTATATCTAATAAAAGAAATCCAAGTAATAAGTTTGAAAGTATAAGTGATGGTAGTTTAATCAGTATAACATCGAATGGAACATTAAGACAACATTTTGATGGCCTTGTTGATGATGATAACAATGATGTTGAATTTGGATTATCAGTTGATAGTCTAACCAATTCATCAAATACAATAGGTGATGTGTTTACTGATTTAAATGGTGGTAGTGATATATATCTTTATGGTTCAGAATTTCAAGATAAAGAAGTAGTTAATGAAGATGGAACAGGAACTGTATCCACCATACAAAAAGGTATTGATGGTAATCAAATATTATTTCATTCAGATAGAATAACTTTAAATTCAAAACTTGATGATATTTTTGTATCATCAATTAAAGACATACACATTGGTGCTGGTAGACATTTAACATTTACAACAGCTGGAGGGGATGAAGTAAATAATACGGATAGTGTTATTTTTCAAACATCAAATTTTAATATCGGTAATCCTTCAAGAAAAGATATGCAACAAATGGTGTTAGGTAATGATTTATTCGATGTATTACAAACAATTGTTGAATTTATGGGTAGATTACAGGTCCTTACAAGTTTAGGTATTCAGACACCACTTACTGTTGGTAAGTTTGCTGGTGATATATCACCCGGAGAACCATTAGCAGTTGCAATTCAAAATGAAATAATACCAATAATTGAAACTATGTTGAGTGCTAAACATAATATAGAAAGTAATACATAAAAATAAGAGGTAATTATGAAAAAGAAAAAAACAACAAAACAGATAATCAGACAAATCGTTAGAGAAGAAGTTGCGATGGCTATCAAGGAAGTGATAACTGAATTAAAACAACCAACTCAATCTCAACCACAACCTAAAAAAATAATTGAAAAAAAATCATTTACAAATAATTCAGTATTAAATGATGTATTGAATGAAACAGCTAATGGAGATGATTGGAAAACATTAGGTGGTAAAGAATTTACAACTGATAGAATGAGTGAATTGATGGGTAAACAATATGGTGATATGATGAATAAAAATACACCACAAGCTGTTCCATCAAGTGACCCAATGAGTCAGTTTTTAAATAAAGATTATAGTGAAGTTTTAGAAAAAGCTGAACAAAAACAAAAACAAAAATACGGAAAATAAATAATGGGATTAAGACAAAAATTAATTGATGCTAAAGTAGATGCATTACAAGAATCATTACAAGAATCTATTGAATTAGATACGAGTGAAAATTCGGCTATTTATTTAGAAGCTGACTACACTGCTAGAGCTATTCTTGAAACATTGTCTGAAGCTAACTTAACTATAACAAAATTTAGAGCACCCGTTGTGGTTGAGAGTTTAAAAACACCTGACCAAGTTGTAAATATTAAATTAGAAACATTGTTAGGAGATAAAGCTCCTATTTTAAAAGCTTTAAGAAAACTACCAATACCAGCTATAGGTGAAATTGTAGATAAATTAGAGAGTGAAATTGAAAAGGCCATAAGACCTTTATTACAAGGTGGAGCTGCTTTGGCTGGATTAGATTTAGGAAAAGATAATGGTGGTTTGGATTGTGTTGGTTATGTGGTTATTGGTGAAGACCCGGACTCTGTGGAAAATTTTGATGTTGAAGATGAAGATGGTCAAAGAGATAATACAACTGTAAATTTATCACTTGAAGACCTTGAAGGACTAATGTAATGGCTATTAAAGATATATCAAAAAAACCTTTTATTCAAGACAATGATACCAATGTTAAAGTTGGTATTGATTTACCAATTCGTAGGGGTGCTGAACAAGATGGATTTTTTGCAACAACTTCAACAACTATTGAAGCTGTAAAAAATAATATAAGAAATTTATTACAAACCGAAGAAGGTGAAAGATTTTTTCAACCAAATTTAGGAATAGGTTTAAGACAATTATTATTTGAAAATATTACGGATAAAAATTTAATTGGTATTCAAGATTCTATATTGGACAAGATAGAATTTTGGTTACCTTTTGTTGAAGTAAGAGATATTCAAGTTTTAAGTAGAGATAACAATACAGATGTAGGAGCAAATGAAATAAGAGTTAAAATATTATTTAACATTAAACAAGACCCAAATACTTTGGATTCTATCACTTTAGATTTTAGTAGTGATATATCAGAGATTGAATCAAATACATCAAGTGGTGGTGGATATTAATTGGAGATAACAAATGCCAAATTATGGTAAAGAAAATTTTAAAGAATCAAATGTAAATTATTTAAATAAAGATTTTGGAGCATTAAAACAATCATTGATGAATTATGCTAAATCTTATTTTCCAAATACATATCGTGATTTTAATGAGACATCACCTGGTATGATGTTATTGGAAATGAATGCGTATGTTGGTGATGTGTTATCATTTTATGTTGACCAACAATATCGTGAAATGTTATTACCTTTGGCTGAAGAAAGAAGAAACATAATCACAATGGCTAAGATGTTTGGTTATAAAGTAAAACCAATTGTTCCTGCTTATGTTGATTTAACATTTAAGTCAGATGTAAATGTAAGTAGTGGTGATGCATCAAAAGTAAATTATAATCACGCGGGTGTATTTGATGCTGGTATTGGGGTAGTATCATCGACTGATTCTAATATTACTTTTGAAACATTAGAACCAATTGATTTTAGAATTGAAGATGACAGTGATACTAATACAATTGGCTCTACAAACGCTATTAGTGGTTTAGCAGAAACTTATACTTTATCAAGAACCACACGAGCAGTCAGTGCAACTCAAAAAACAATTACATTCCAAGTAGGAATACCTGAAAAATTTAAAACATTAATCATACCTGATACAAATGTTATTGATATTATTTCTTGTGTGGATTCAAATAATAATAATTGGTATGAGGTTGACTTTTTAGCACAAGATAAAGTTCCAATTCAAATTCACTATACAGACGACATAAATAGAGCCTCAGCATATGCTGATGCGGAGGGTGGATTGGATTCAGGTACTGCTGTTCCTTTTTCATTAACTTATATTAATTCACCAAAAAGATTTACTCGTGAAACAAATCAAGACAATACAACTTCATTAGTGTTTGGTAATGGTGTGTTGAAAGATGGTACAGATGGTACTATTGACCAGGGATATATTGATATGGAACAAGTTGGTATTGTAATACCTGGACAGACAAATGATTTAAATCAATCTATTGACCCATTATTGGGTAATGAATATTCAACACTTGGTGAAACACCAAACAACACAACTTTAACAATCACTTATCGTGTAGGTGGTGGGATTAATTCAAATGTTCCAGGTGTAGATTTGACAACTGGTGTAAGTGATATTACAGCTATTACACCAGCTCTTGGTACTGCAACTTTAACAAGTGTAACAAACAATAATCCAGCTCGTGGTGGTAAGGATGAAGAAGATACAATTGAAATAAAAGAAAAAGCCAAAGCATTTTTCACAACACAAAACAGATGTGTGACTAAAGAAGATTATGAAGCTAGGGTGTTAAACATACCAAGTAAGTTTGGAAACATAGCAAAAGCATATGTGACAAGAGAAGCTCCTGAAATTCTTGGTGATTCTAATTTAACACAATTACAAAACTATTTTAATGATATAGATAGTGGTGTTACTTTTTTCCGAGACTACCTTAATTCACCACAATTTACATTAAATTTAAACAACTTAATCAATGGGACAGGCAATATCGAAACAGTGATTTCTGGATTGGATGCCATTCTAGCATCAGAGATTGACGATATTGAACAACCTGATATAAGTAATTTAGCTAGAGAATTAGAATTAGGAACAATAAACATTTATGTATTGGGATACAATAATAAAAAACAATTAGTTGGTAACACTCATTTCAGTAGTGTAGGCCTACCAACAACTTTAACATCAAACATAAAAAATTATTTAGAAAAC